CAATCTTAGAATCTGCAATACTATTTTTGAAATCGTTTAAATATTCAGACATTATAGGCTTTGTAGATTCACGTGATAGAAGTTCCCAGTCATTATGACTATCTTGATTGTTAGATGCCATGCTATATTCAGTTGTCACTGTTATTATGTCATTAGTTGTACGTGAATTATTATTGATAATTATAGTATTATTGTCAATTGGTATAAATTTATTTTCAATTTGACCAGTCTCAATAATCATCTTAATTTCGTCTGTGCTGTACTCTTTTTCATATCGCGGCAATGTACCAACAGAAGTCCAATAATAAAATGTTGTTACTTCTTTATTCTTTACTGGGTCCCATTCCTTTTGTTGGTTAAACCAAGTAATACCTGCAGGAAGTCTATTATTCTTAACCCATTGCTTGATATCAACCACTGAGCCGTCAACAATTTTTCCCCAGTTACGCATTGCATATGCAACTGAAATATTACCGTTAGCATCACCATAATCATTGTATCTGTAAAAACGTGTACCAGTGGTATCCCACCAAATTTCACCCAAATGTTCGCTCAACCATAGATCATTACTCAGATATTCATCATACTTAGCAGGATCATTCCAATCTACATAGTCAATATCTTTCATAATTTTTCCAGGTAATTTTAAGTTAAGCGGGTCATACAGTGTATAAATTTTATGTTCGTCACCATCGGTTGTAATAACTCGTTTAACATTACTGACATCTACCTCTTTTGCTTTTCTATTAACAATCTCAATATTGCCCACTGCTGTTCTATTCAGCACTGCCCAACCATTAATTCCAGGATATGTATCCACCCATATTTTACTTTGAGAATTTAATCCCAGATTATTATAGAATTCATCAAAAGTTGCGCCGTTATACCCTGGAGTAAATCTAACTGATTTCCATCTCATAACTTTGAAATTTGAGTTACTCGTAACACTTGTATATTCTAGATAAAAACCTATCTTGTCTAACAACAATTGACTTGTGCCAGAAAAAGATAATGATAATGCAGGACTTGTAATAATAAAACGTCCATCTGATGATATACTTGCTGTTAACGTAGATGATTGTTGATTAATTATATCTCTAAATGTAAGCAATGATGAATTTGCTAAACCAGCAGTTAAATATTCGCCTTCTGATATTCCCAAATCATCAAGCGGATTACCATTTACATTATTAATAATTACCTTAAATTCATCACCTGATATTAATAATTTATCAACAAACGATACACTAGCCACTAGACTAGTTTCAAGTGATAGTATTGAATTTATATCATCAATGATAGAATCTAACATGTTGGAAGTTTTTGTATCAGAATCGAAGCCCAAGCGTGTCATGGATCCCGTACTTAAAGGATCGGATACTACTAAATCAGTACCTGCATATGATATTTTTAGTTTGCCATTTGCAACCGTTGCACTAACATTCGGTATAACTAAATCATTTATTTGTTGTGCGATACTTGCAGCAGTAGGATCTAATTCTGATTGATATGTAGTGCTAGGAAAGCCAAATAAACTAAATCCACTACCACCAAGGGTCATAGTAGGTAACAATGTGGATATAACCAATTTATTAGCCACTATACTAGCAGTAACATCATCCTGTAGATTTATCTGTTCGGCCAAATTACCCAACTTAGATTCTGTATATAATGAAGTAGTACTCAAGCCCAAATCTATTGCTGTTTGTCCTTGAATTGCAATTAGTGGCGCAGATGAAGTTATAACTAATACACCGCCAACATCTTGTGCACTTACATCTACATTAGATGCATTGATAGTGTCTACTATATCAGTTAATGTTATTGTAGAACCACTATAAGTAAAGGCTATTGTTTGTCCATTAATTTGAATAGATTTAGTCTCATCAAAAGTCGGTGATACTACAGTACCAACTATTATAATATCCTGTATTGAATAACTTGATGATGCTGCAGAGCCTACTTGTACACTCAATTCAGAACCAGCAATGATATTATCTGATTCAGTGAGAGTTGAGGTTGCTTCAATATCACCATTATCTATTGCTTCCACGACGAGTGTAACATCATTAATAGTAACACTATCGCCGGCGGTTGATGTGACACTGTTGGTTGCAATTAAATTATTTCCAGAAAATGTTATTATTGTGTTTGTATTTTTTATAACATTATTTTGGTCGTAAACAACCATGGATATTTGTTCCCCAGATGATACAATTGGATTAGATGTTGCAGTTATGCCACCAATTGATATACCAGAAGTCGTATTTGATGTATCTTCTATATATGTATAACTATTACCGTCGATTACTAAAACTTCACCTTCAATAATCTGTGCATTTGAGTTTAAACTAATTGCTTCAACGCCAGCATTTTCACTCGTTGGCACATATATACTATTCTGAGAAGATGTGTCAATTTCGACTGTGACTGGTTCGAAGTCAGTATCAAATACCAGATACTTGTAAACAGTTGAACTGTTTAATAATTCTGTTCCATCTTCTACCAAGTTATAATATCCGTTTAATACTGGATCAATTTCATCATTTATTATTCGCAAATAAACAGATTCTATTGTGTCGATCTCAGATGTAAGAACAATGTATAATTGTGAATCCCCTGTTTCGCCAACGTAAGATATTTCAGATATTTCACTAAGTTTTCTTACATCCCAATCTCTGAGATTATCGAATTGAATCCAAGCCAAGTCACCTTCATAATAATTTTCGCTTACGGTTGTTTCTAATATTGTTGAGTTTCTAACAATATAATTTACATCTTTACTGTCTACATACCCTGTAGTTTTTATGGGTGTAGTTCTTCTAGTTGTTTTATATTCAAATAAATTTTGGTTATCATATGTAATAGAGTATGGATCACTATATATTAATTTAGTATTAATATCTTTACTAACTGACAAATCTCTATTTAAGTTTCCATACGTTCCTAATTTAAATGCCCATACATCATTTGAACTAACGTCACTGAAATTAGAATTATTGTTAACAATGTTATTTAAACTGGTAGTTGTTCCTTTATTACTAATAAAGCCTTTATAAAATTCTAACTGTGACTCACGTTCAATCATATGATTTGTCAGATATGAACGTGGTGTAAATCCTATATGACTAGCCTTAATAAGGTTAACGTTTGATAAACTTTGATCTACAATAGTGTCTCTATGGAACTTAGTATCGGCTACCATGGTTTCAAAGTTTGGTATCAATGTATTTTGATAAATTATATAACCGTCGGCACTTAAAGTACCATCCCAGTCACTAGTTCTATTACAATCAACAATCATGCGCAAATTTCTATTATGTGCGATGGGATTATATATTACATCTCCATAATTGTCAACTCTGTCAACAACATACGCATGTTCAATATCAATGATATCAATTTTCATTCCATAAACTGGAATGGTAGATTCCCATACTATTGCATCCCCATCTGAATAGAATGTTATTGCAGTATTGGGTATTTGTCTACCAGCACTATCAAGTACTCTATAGAAATTTTTATTTGTTTCACGCTGTACACTTGCAACACCATACGGTGCAGAGAAACGGCCAGATAATAAGATTGGAGTTAAAGTGATAAATTCACCCACATCATGATTTTCTGCACTCCAATCAAGGAATTTAATTAATAAATTTTCAAAATCTACATTTTCGCCCAATTCATTTATATCAGTGAAACTCCAACCCACTGCGTTTAAATAATCTTGATAGCCGATTAATAGTTGTGCAATGTCATCTAGTGAATATAATACATCACCATAATTATGAGTACGAATTTGATCGGGTAATGTTTCATTATAACCATTTGCAGTTACCTGGTTAACTCTAGGCCAAGATACTAAACGTTTCCAATAATCATTTAGATCATCGTTGAATGAAGCCGAACCGGTATGGTCTACTAGAGATATATATGGCACACCATCATAAACTGTATAAGAATCTAGCGTGTAAAATGAACCTGCTTGCCAATCATTGATAACTGCTTTGTCGCCCAATGTGCTCCAAGATTTTGATGGTGACGTTTTATCCCAATTCATACTGTAAAATTGAGGATTAAATTCATCATACCCATTAATTCTATATCCATAATTTTTAACTTTGGGCTGTGATACTAATGTCCACCCATTGTAATCAAAATTAATCACAGCAGATATTTCTTTATCTGTTGGTTGGAGTATTTTTCGTTTGTAATATCTATTGTCAGATGTATTATATACAACATCACCTTGTCTATAGGATGCGATATCTGACAAACTATAGTTTGGATACGATAAATCCAGTGAAACTTTTTCTATTACAATAGCACTAAAACTTTCACTGCGATTTGGTTCACCGCTATGTATGAATAAATCATAATTATCTCTTGGTATTTCAGTATACCTAGAATTAGACAATGTTGAATTCTCACTACTTAATTTAAAGTTATTAACAAAGCCGCCTAACTTTGATCCCAGTTTAAATTCATAACCATTTTGTTCATTTGTAATTGTATCGGTATCAATGCCTTCTACCTTGTGATATATTTTAATAATGTCATTTAATTCACTTGAATATACATCAATAATCTCAAATGGCTTAGTTATCATTGATAATAAAAACTCAATAAAAGGATATTCGCTACTGCGTCTCCATGCTTGCTCAATAGGCGAGCCATCACCAAATTCCCAATCTTGATCCATTAGCGCATAATCCGCAGGTGTTAATTGAGAATTAAAGAATAATTCATTGATATTTTTTAAATTACCAGAACTGTCCACTGGAATTGGCCACGTTGTAGAATATGTTGTTTTTAAATTATTCCAAAATTCTATGTCATTATAACGAACTGGATTAGTTTCAAAACCCTCAGGTATAACACTATATCCAACAGTTACCCAGGGTTCTAATAGAGGTGTCTCGGTGCCATAAGCATATTGGAATATACCTCTCCAGTAGCCTGGGGCAGAATCATTACTTGCACGATAATTCCATGTCTTATAGTCATCAATATCAAAATCAGTATTATATAGATTATCAATATTATTTCGCAGCATCCACTTCTTAAAGAATGGATACATTGTAAACTTTTTCTCATTCATTGAATATTCGGTTGTACTATCTCTGTACATACCATATTTAATATTACTAAGAGAGGTGTTTTTAGTATTTTTTTCTATACGATTATATACCAATTTTTCAAACAATAGTAAAATAGAATCTGTTCTATCACCCCAACATAACATTCTAGAACCATCGTGACCAATTAACATTGTTTGTGGCGTATTAAATTCTTGGTCAATAATATACCCAGGCTCATAAACAGCAGAGATACCAAGTTTTGTAGCACTAGGTGGAATAAATGTTTCTTGAATTAACTTGTAATATCTAGTTTCAATAACATCACCATCTGAAATTATAGTGTCATCAAATGAAATTTCAATACCATTAATTAATTTAACATCCGTTGAAAGTACACCGTTAACGTATACTGATAGATTTTTTTCGTCTACAATCTCAGTAGATATACTGTTGGGCACAAATTGTGTTGATGCGCCAGGAACAACTGGATTAACATTTGCAGTTATATAATGATTTGGAAAATTACCATAATTTATCATACGACTGCCAGTGAATACACTAATATTTTCTCTCTTAATACGTGAAATCTGTGCAATTGCTTCGTCTAGAATAAAATCATCAGATTTTGATTCACTTGCAGCATCAGATAGAATATCCTGTACTGTTGTTATTAATTTATTTTTGTAATTATTATATGATACTGAAAGATATTCAACCGCTGCGAATGGATTGTAATCGTCCCGGGTAATTGAAAAATAAGCATTCTTAATATCAATAGAGTTACGGACCATAACAGAACCGTACTTATTATTGCGCATCTTATCTGTATTATCACCAATAGCACGATAGTTATTCACAGCATTTGGATTTCCTGTTAATCCCACTGTAGTTGATAACTGTCGTAGCATATGCTCATAAATTGTAGAAAATGTAAAGTTTGTATTGTTATGAAATAAGTTATCAGGGTTATACTCAAGTGCTGGATCAATGCGTTGCCATGCACCATCGCCATCAACAAAAACATTATCTTTTGTAGTAAAGTCAACATAAACATAACCTGTGACAGGTTCAATGAATGTAATAATTTTAGAAGTATAGATATAGTTACCTATTTGTTTAATGCCATCCACGTAAACATCTATCGTGTCGGACGATTTGGGTTCTTGTAATAACTCTAGTTGTAAGTGTGTTGCAGTTCCATATTCATGGCGTAAATTTCTATAATCAAATTCAGACTTAATATAAAGTTTATGATAACCTGTGTCGGTTTTAAAACTAGCTGTGTCGGGCATATCAATATTAAATGTAAACTCACTAGCATAATCACCTGGTGTTAATAATGCACGTATTGATAAGAAATTATCTATAACACTATCTTCATCTTCTACATAATGAAATATATTATAATCATTAAGATAATTTAATTCAGCGTCATACATTTTAAATGTTGGAACCGCCCAAGATTCTGCATTACTACTAGTCACACTTAATTCCAAACTCTTATCGAATTCGATAATTGGTCTCTTTGCTTGTGTAATATAAGATTTGCTATCATCATTAATATACATACGAATGTCTTCATAATGATACCAAGAATTTCTATCACTCCACCAATTTGTTTTAGTAGTTCTATCTGTATTTTTATCAATTGTTATGTAATGTGTGTCATTACTATTTCCTAAATTAAATACAAATTCTTCACCATCGTATAGTTCCCAGTCTGGGGTACTGTCTTGTGAATTGCTTCTGTATTCTATTAAACTCAACAAACCAATAGATGTATCTGAAAATCTTAGGGCGTAGGGATTTACATCAATATTCCATCTATCGTAAATAGTGTCTTTGAGGACGAAAGTTTTATTATTTTTAAGTAATGTGATACGCAGTTCATTTGTATTTACATACGTATCGCCAAGAGTAGGAGATACGGGTCTTTCATCAGTTGCAGTAAACGGCGATGAACCGGCATCAGTTGTCCCAACACGTGTCCATCCTTCGATACTATCCTTTTTCCAATAAACTATACTTGACTGTTTTATTACAACAGCATACTCACCATTATCACCAAATGAAGGTACAGGCACTTCACCCAATAGATATTGTGAATTACTTTTAATTACATATGGCTTTTGTTTAATCCAACCTGATAACCCCGCATCATATTCTTTAAATTCATATAATGCATACTCACTAGTAAATCCATTATCTACCCAATAATATAATTCCCAATTGATAAACTTATCAATGTCAACTGGTAGGTTAATAGTATATGTGTCTGATTTAAATAATCTTCTGTGGTCATTTGTAAGTGCACCTTTATTATACAGTGAGTTTAATAAATCATCATAAAATATATTGTCCCCTATAGCAGTGTTTGAAAACACTGGTTCGAAACCATAATTGTCTCTTTGGAAGAGATGTTCAGGAAATGATATATATGAGTCTGTTTCACTATACAACCCTTTTTCTTTTCTACCAATAAAAGCTTTTGTCTTTTCTATACTACCCTTAGAAAATGCTCTTTCTAGAGTAGAGTCAAAAATCGTTTCCAACTCTTTATTTTTCAGGTGCGCCGGTAAGAGATTATAAATTTTATTATTTGCCATTTTTTATTCGCCCAATAATTCTGATGCTACTATACTAGATATAATCTTAACATCTTTTGATGTTGTTATACTCAAGAATATTTCTGTAGGTTCACTACTAATACTTAGCAAGTTTGTAAACTCACTTGTTTGATATTTTGGTGTGATCACGACTGAAGAAATATGATTCGGCAATGATTTATGGATGTAAGATGCTAATTCTGAAAAGTAGAATGTTTCTCCAAAATCCCAATTGTCTATATCAAAGAATGTATTAACTGCATTTGCCACCGAAGTTTTTATTTCACTATCACTGTATGATGTACCTTCTTTTTTAACAACTTTGAATACTGCTTGGTTTTCGGATGCAGCAAAAGAACCAAATAGATATTTAAACTTAACGGGTATATAACTAATATGGTCTGATATACTTGCTTTGGGATTAATACTTTCCATAATCTTAGTTAGTTCAAAGTTATTTGGCGCTAATGGAACTATATCAGAGAAACCGCCATCTATCCAAGCATTTACTCGTCTGACGTAATCAGTGCCTAGTATATACATATCAATTATATTACTTGTACTTGGATCAATTCTCTTATCAATATCAGCATAGTGATCCCATCTGAATGTCATGAATTTATCTTCAACATAACTTCTGCCTATAACAACTCTATATTGATTGCCAGCATAAATTATTTTATCCTTTGCAGGCGCGTTTACAAGTGTATATTGGCTACTAGGCAATGGTTCCCAGCCTGAGCCGGAACGTCTTTGCCATTCGCCTTCGTTAATATCAAGATCGTTGCTTTCTATGTAGAATCTAATTATTGCTGTTTCTGGTATTCTATCAGACTGTGCTTGGTTTGTAGCGACAATTCTATCACTAACACGTTCATATACAATATTATCACTATCTGTATATTGTTCTAGAACAATATGAGAGAATTCTACTTCTGATACATCACCTAATTCAGCATTATACACATTATCTAAATTAGTAAATACTTGAAGCATACCGTGTGGGTTACGATCAATATCTGTACTTGTTAATTTAACTTTTGTGTAATCAACATAACCTGCAGGTGTAATATATGAATCATATACATATGATTCTACATCAGAATACGATTCTAGTCTGTCAGAACCTATCGGCGATATACTACGTTCTACTCGTACTAAGAAATCAGTAAATACTGCAGACCCACCGATACTTCTAACATTGATATTATTACCAATACCAGGGTCAACTGTCCAGAAAATAATTGTATAAGATCCATTATTTTGGGTTACTTCACAATCATCAAGACTTATTTGATTATTATTAATATCGGTTAATATTAAATTATTTAAATTAATATTGTCTGCAGGGAAGTTTATTTCGCCAAACGCAAATTGTTTCCAGTATACATCATTGTCTGGATTATCCGGATCATCCCCTGTCAAGTTATGATTTCTGATTGACCATCCATTAGCAGTCATGTCGGTGAAAGTAAATTCATAATTTACTCCATCATATGATCTACCAAACTCAGTTTGTACACCTGTATCGCCTGCTATTGCAGTGTCTATTGTTTTACCAGCTGGCAATTCAGAAGAATCAACCCATGCAAAATTATTAGGTGATGCGAGATCAAAATATGCATTGGTTAAATTACCTTTAAAACCTTCAAGTTCGAAATCGTTCTGTGTATAAGTAGTTGTATATGTAAAACCTTCTGCTAAATTTCCACTATCGACGATTGTTACAACTGTACTTGAATACACATATTTGTCACTATCTTCAACTGCGTGAATATCATCATAATCATTTAAAACCAATAATTCACTTAGTCCATCTTTATCATAACTTACAGTATAATCAGGCGTGTCGCCAATAACAGTATCAGATGATGGTGCTATAGGTGAAATTGGGTATTCCACTCCCAGAGGCGATATGAGTTTATGTTGAGTACTTGTTACAGTGTATGCTGATGTATTATTAACAAAGTTATGTGTAATTACTGCTCCAGTGTCAGCAAAATCTGCATCAAATGTTACTGTATTATCTCCTGGGGTTACGACATTACTAACTTGTGCAGTACCTATATTAATTAATTCATTTAGCCCGTTAGATGAATCATTTGCAATAGTAGTATAATATTTCAAAAATAATTTATCACGTTCCGCTAAGTTAGTTTCATTATCCACAACTAATTTATCATTGTTATAAAAGAATTTTACTTGTTTTTTACTATCAAATACTATTTTCTTACCTGTAAATGTAGCGACATATTCCGCTTCATTTTCTCTAACGCCTGGCACATATGTAAATGATATATAAATATCTTTTCCTTCTACCAATGCGACATCGTTTACTTCATCGTGTAGTTTCCATTCCCAAACAGATGTATTACTTTTAGGAACATACTTTATAATAAAGCTCTGAACTGACAAGTCTTCTATTTTATCAGTTTTAATATTTTTTATTTCATCTGCTTCAAATCGTGTTCTATACGCACGTACTATTTTTTCAATACTACCTGCAGTTTCGGGTAGAATATTTTCAATGAAATATGAATCAACCGCTGATCCTACGACACTACTTTCAATGTTTCTAATTTTTGTCCAAGATAATTCTTTTTCATTCGCGCCCTGAGTTAAAATATGATCGCCTGGATACATGTATACTGTACCCAATGAAGTTGATGATACGGTATCAATTATACTAGCATTTGTACTACGCACAGTAAAATTCAAATTTGGAGTTAGGATAGTAGATGCTGGATTATACATATTTTCAAAATAATATAAATTCATCAAGCTTGGATGTTTCAACACTTCAGTAATTTTATTTCTAATGAAATTATCAATCTGTCCATTTTGGCGATTAAAACTGATGTTCATTGTTATAATATCATCTTCTAAGAATACGCTACCATCAGTACCAGTAGCACTTAAATTACTATGATTACCAGTTACATCATCCATTTCAAAGAAACGAGATTTACCAGCGAATGTAGTATTAACTGCTTTCATTTTTGATATAACATTTGAACCAAGAGTAAGAGGATATATATTATAATCCTGCGCGTTTACCATTCTATCCTGTGAATAATATGCTCTTGGTGCAATACGTCTAACACTCTCGAAAGTTTCAGCCGCATAATTTTCACTAAAGTCGCTAGTTGTTGTCATTGTCAATGTCAGGTCATATGGACGATTATCGCCACCAATGTATGGCACTGTAATTGAAACTTCTGCGATATCGTTTGCATTTACTGTGAAATTTTCATTTGATGTTTGTCTATACCAAATACGATAATTACCATATGCTGCATTACCAAAAATACCATCGGGGAAATTAATTGCGATACTATTGTCAATATTAGTAGTTACACTTGCCAAATCACCACTACCAGTTCTCAATGAATTGTATATAGCAGTTTCTCTGCTATCATTATCGACTGTTGTTACAGATGATATATAATTTCTGTTACTATCAGTACGTTGAATCCAAACATCTGTATTTGATATATCAATAACATCAATATTTTGGGTTCTGTTAGATAATTTTAAATCATATGTATAATCACTAAAATTCATTTCGCCGGCTTTTGCATATACAAAAAATCCAGTTCTATCACTTGCTGGCCCTAGGTTATCATTGCGATTAATAATTGTGAATTTTTTAGAAACGTTGGGTTCTGCTTCACCAATAATATCATCTGATATTTCTACTTTAGTAGTTTCAAATTTTCTACTACTTCCAGCAATTTCTGCTGTAAAAGGATAATTAAAACGTTTAGTTAGAGGGTTTTCATTGATTTCATATATATTATTTTCGATGCCTAGAAAATTTAGAGTTGCCGTTGGGTCTTGTACTTTAGAATTGTTAGAAAACGATGAGTCTAATATCGTTATAAAATTTTCATACCAGTCAGCATTATTTGCATCATTCCAATTTACTGTAGTATTTGCTAAAGAATTACCCTCGTTATCTGTTACATCTTGATTAGTAGTAACACTAGTAATTTTCATATAACCACGTGCGTTGATAGGGCGTGTCTTAATATAGCCCAGGTTCTTTGCCATACGAAGAATTGATTCACGGCGCTCCGCAGTATCTAAGAAATTTTCACGAGTATTCATGTCCAATCTGAACGATAATGAATGTCCTAAATACGCAACCAAATCTAAGATTGCGATAAATTCAGAACTTGCAATAAAATCATTAAATTTATCTGGATATGTTTGCTGTACATACGCAAGTAATGCTTCTCGTATCGTGTCAAAATCATATGCTTTAAGACTAATGTTACTATAGGCAGTATAAACTGCACTCCAACTTTCACTAGCGAATAAGTTATCAACTCTTTCTTGGCTCATTTTATTCTCTTTCTAAATTTACTGTAAGTTCAACTTGTTCACCAGTTGGAATGATAGAAACTGATAATTTTATGTTTAAACTGTGGTCATCGTCTGATATATCAAGGGTGTTAATCGTTACCCTGGGATCTTCATCTATAATAGAATTTATATCAATGTCAATTATATCTTTAATTTCCGAAGTTAATGGTTCAAAAATTAAGTCATGGATAATACTACCATAGGTTGGCATCATAATACGCTCACCTTTACGTGTCATTAAATGATTCATCAAATCTTCAATTATCAAATCTTTGCCATAAAGATTATGATTAATTGCTTTTTTATTTTTTGTACTAAATCCTGCAAAATTAACTGCCATTTGTTCTCTCAATTTTAAATATTTCGTTAAGAGTATTTATCATTGTATAAACTACGTATATTTGGAAAAAGTGCTTGACAAGTAATAATTTTTAATATATTATTAATATATTAGGAGTATTAACAATGAAGGATAAAAACAAAATAATACAACTGGAACTTTTTAAAAAAAGTAATAACCTAGGATCAACTAAGTTAACAACAATTACATCTGAAGAAATGTACATGCGAGAAATAAATGAACTTCAGAAGAATTTATATAATGCGTATGATCGTATTACGGAACTAAGAGAAGAGATTCGAAAACTCAAATCTTCAAAAACAAATAAGGAATAATTAATGCCAAATCTAGTACCAATGGTTGTTGACCAAACCGCTAACGGCGAACGAAGTTACGATATTTTTTCACGACTTCTCAAAGAGCGTGTTATCTTTTTGACTGGTGAAGTCAATGATTATCAAGCAGACTTATTGTGTGCGCAATTGTTGTTTATGGAAAGCGAAAATCCAGAAAAAGATATTCATTTTTATATTAACTCACCAGGCGGAGCAGTAACTGCCGGTATGGCAATTTACGATACAATGCAATTCATTAAACCAGATGTTAGTACAACAGTAATGGGACAAGCGTGTTCAATGGGTTCATTACTTGCTACGGCTGGTGCAGCAGGTAAAAGATATATTCTACCCAATGCACGACATATGATTCATCAACCAAGTGGGGGCGCAGGCGGTCAGGCAACTGATATGGAAATTCAAGTTAAAGAAATTCTAAAGATGAAACAATCACTAACACAGATTTATGTAAAGCATAACTCAGCGGGTAAAACTCTGGAAGAAATGCTTGCTGCTATGGAACGTGATAATTTTATGGATCCCCAAGAAGCACTAGCATATGGTTTAGTAGACAAAGTTATCGACCAACGACCTGATTAACTAAAGCCCGGAACGTAACTAAACATTTTAGCAGTCTTAATTCTTAAAGCGGCAAGTCGTTCATCGACTTTGCCGTTTTTTCTTTTAATATTGCTCTGTATTTCATCAGTAACGTCAAACCATTTCTCATTATTAATTAAATTAATAATATTATGATTGGGTATTTTATTTACACCTTCATAATAAAAATAATGAATCAATGCATCATATTGTGGTTGCCCAAGTGGCTGAGTAACAAATTGTTCTAGTACATTTCCAATAGCACGTAATTGTTTTTCTAAAATTATCTGTGCGGATTGCTTTGTTATTTTTTGGCTTTCAATAGAAACTCTCTTAGAAGACGATGTGATATAACCATATCTAAATTCTACATCAGGTATTTGATAATTGTATCCTATAATACCATTTTTTATTTCTAAAGTAGGAATAACATCATTTATAATAGCGTTCTTACTCAAATTAGAAAATATAAGTTCATTCACTGCAAATGAAGTAACACGTGTATACGATAGTATATACGTGGGATTACCATTATTATCATATCCAGTTCCCAGATATGTTCCGTATGGCGTTATTGTATGTAATGGTAATTGGATATAATTTAAAAGTGAACCTTTTCTCTTATCATAAATCATTTTATGCTCTCCAATTACTTTCATCTCTTGCTGATAATAACCAACCTGGCGCTGAGTTAAATGCGTGTGTTGATCCCCAAATTCCTTGGTCAGATTTATATGTTGCAATATCCACGTGTACCCCAACATCGTTCATATAACCTGGACCAACCCCAACTGCATTTGCACCTGAGTCAAAGCATGCTTTTACAAATTTCTTTATAATTGGTATATCATTACTTGAACGTGAACTTAATTTACCTGATCCACTGTATAACCAAACATCTACACCATAACCATTGTCATGTCGTGTACTACCTGTACGTCTTGCTCCGGGGCCTGCAGGATCCTGTCCACCTGAAAATATAACTACATCAACGCTGGCAGAACTAGCGGCTTGTTCTAATATACTAAACAATTCATTTCTGATGGCTTGATTTCGTGTTTGCGCGGCAAAATTTTCCCAATATGTTACTAGTCCATTACCATTCCCAACTTGTTCCTGAATTGCTTCATCATTTACTTTTTGTTGTTCCGGATCCGCAGTACTATCATTTACAGCAACGCTGTTGGGATCTTCTGCAGTTGCAGGTATATTACCACCATTTACAGTACTACTTTCATCTGAACTTGAACTAGTATTAGCAGGCGCAGGTTTATTTCTTATCATGGGTTCATGTGACACCATAGTAGATAAAATACTATCTTCTATGGTTGTAGATTCTAAATTTTGAATATCATTGTGTGATACTGTATTAATTCCCGGTGACATTGCTGCCTGAGGACCATTTAAATGTAGTATACCACCAGTTGAAACATACATATTACTTTTAACTTTGGTAAAATTACTACCGCCAGTGTCAAAGAACTGAGAGCCTTCACTTTTTAAATGTATCTGGTCTCCGCTATTTACTTGGATATCGTCGCCGGATTTAATGTTTATTTTTTCTACAGCCTCTATATTAATATTTTGGTCTGCACGTATGTTGAAATCTTTTTCTGTTCTCATACTCATGGAACCTTGTGCATATATCATTACTTCGCCACCAGCACCAATTTCTATCCACCCTGAACCTGTACTATTAATCATATATATTAAATCATTGGTGCCATCTAATATAATGCTTGATCCTGATCCTGTCTGTAAACGTATTTGATTTGGATGTACGAAACCATCATCATCCACACTACCATCATCCATTGTAAGAACTGTAGACCCAGGCGTTTTTAAACCATACACTGTATTTGGTTTAGGTTTTTTATAACTTGCATTACGCAATGGCGATGCAGTTGTTTGTCCTCTTACACCATCGGCATATATTCCCTGTGAAGCAGTGTTTATATTTCTTGGATGATTTTCCGGTGTCTGATCTCTGCTGCGTGGATCATTACTATTGTTAGAAGCATTACGTTGATTTCTTCCAGTAATCACTTCGTCATTTGGATCTTCGCCATCCTCAATGACTTTTATCATTCCGTCTTTACCATCTAATTTTGGAGTTAACCCACTATCTTTAATATCTGTTGCAACTTCTATAGTTCCCGAAGTGTTACCGATTGATGATGTATCGGCACCTTGTAACTTTGATAGTTCGGTACGATTTATTTTTGCACTAGGTTGGTTCTTAAATACACCTTCACCTTGTCCTGATCCATCTACTTTGGGAGGGCCAGATGCGCCACCAGATGCAATATCTGGTACTTCCTGTGCCACAGCAAACCAATACCCTTCACTAAATTCTCCATTGTCAGCAAAGAACACAAGTATTGTGACGCCATCTGATGGCGGAACAGCGTGTAACCCATAACTTCCCATACTATCCGAACCACCAAATGGCGAAGCGTATTGAAAATATAAGGGATATTCTATATTGCCACCTAACTTGGGGACATATGCTGCTAATCTACCTCTACCCTCAGGGTCAATATATAATTCACCAGTTTTTGGATTAGAATGCACAGTAATAGCGTGGTATATACCACTTTGTATATTTTTCAGTGCTGGGTTAAGATTTGACTGTTTATCTTTTTGTAATGCACCAGCTAAACTGTTTAAATTTTCATCTTTTAACATTTTTACTCTTCACCTTCTAGTAATACAAAATCGTTTATAGAGATTGGAACTTTAAGTTTTTTACTTTCTTCTGCTGTCTTATTATGGATCTCTACAGTTGTTACAAGTGGAAGTTCGTTAACAATTTGATTTCTAATTTCATTAAATTTTTTGACAGTCCACTGTTCGAGGCGCGGATCGTCTAACGAAATTGTTTCACCTGCTACCGCTGTGGTAGTATCTATTCCATACTGTTGTGCAAGTTCTGGATTTTCAAAACTACTCCAATACTCGCCCGGAACTGTAGTACCAAGCCGCGGATCAAATACATAAACAGTAACTTTTTCGCCTTTTATAAAATCTTCCCAAGTCTTTTCTGCCAATTCATATTGTGCTAAATGTGCATCTGTTATTGTGAACTCATCATTTTCACTTAAATAATCCATTGGCAATGAAAATCCATCTGATGGTTTAATAGGTAGTACAGACATATCTTTAATAATATTTACATTGCCGGTATCATCGACTGTAACTCTGTCTGCAATAGGGATTGAGTGTGCGTTATCTAAATTTGAAATGTTCTCTAATACAGTATCATCATTTTGTATTTTTTCTTCTGCTTCTTCTTGTGTCCAACTCCATT